CTTGTGATCCCGACGTTTTAACTCGCACACAAAAGATGGAAAGCCCGGTATGATGATGTCGCATGCACCCGGCGTCATGCCTTCCGCTTTTTGATGCGCAACTTGAAAGTGTGATCGCTTTCCTTCGTTGCGCGGGTGCAAGGCGAGGCGTCCCCAAGTTTCTGGGTACTTATTTCTGATGCGAGCAAAGAACGTAACCTGCTCAAGCGCCTCGCTCGGGCAGTCGCCACGATACGTCTGATCACCAAAGATGGGTATGTCATTGTGGAGCTTCATCGGCCTTCTCGTTGAATGCATAAACTTTGTAGTAACCGCTATCGATGTCTTTTCTGTATGTGATCGTGCGCGGCTTTTCACCGTTCAGATTGTTAAACATGCCACCCAGCGCATGCTGCCATTCCGCGATCCAGAACGGAAACTTGCGATATTTGGTAACAACATCGACCTTAATCATAGGCTTGCCATGGCGGCTCACAGTGGATCGAGGATACCACGCAATAACCTCATCGCATTGAATCTCTGTTGGATCCTGCTTTCTCTCCTGAAAAGCCAGTCTCAGCTTTTCATTCGGGTCCACCAGTTCCTTATTGCAAGCCTCGCATCGACGCGCAGCAATGTCATTTTCGTGCTTACAGGCAGGGCAATTCTTCGAAGTCCAGCGATACGAACACTGGCGTAATTCATTACCGACAAGGTCAACCGCCGTGCAGCGGCGCCCATAGTGCGCGGGGATAGGGCCGAAATCGCCTTGGACAGGCACGCCGTCCAGATCCACGAAATAGCCGTGCTTGTTGATTTCATACCGATCTGGATTAGGCCGAGCAGAAAATACATTACCAACGTCACAGACCGGACAAACGCATTCCATATCGCCTTGAGTTTTTTCATAGTTGTTCTCTTTGATGTCCGGGTTGAACAAGTCACCGTCCGGGCAATGGCGCTCGATGTTCTCCGCATAGTCGAGAACAAGGCAGTCTTCCTTCCCCTCATGCAGACGCAGCCCGCGCCCGATGATTTGCTGCATCAGGCCGACTGATTCCGTCGCGCGCATCATGGCGATCACATCCACATGCGTGGCGTCAAAGCCAGTGGTCAGCACCGACACGTTGACGATGTATTTGATCTTCTGCGCTTTGAACGCCGCCAAAATGCGCTCGCGCTCGCGCTTCGGTGTTTCGCCCGTCACAATCGCCGACAGTTCAGGCGGCAGACTGTCCAGACACTCGTTCGCATGCGCCACCGTTGCGGCAAAGATCAGCACACCTCGGCGATCCTGCGCTTGCGCCACAATGTCAGCGATGATCGCAGACGTCTTGCGGCCCTGACCATGATAAGCGCGATCAACGTCCGCCTTGTCGAACAGGCCCATGCTATTCAGCTTCATGTGCTTGGTGCTGTAAGACGAGGCGTTCGACGAGCCCACCACTGGCGGTGTCAGGTATCCCTGACCGATCAATTCATGCGCCCGGATCCGATACACGCAGCGGGTGAAATAGCCGCTCGTGCCAGCCTTCCCGCCGTTCGGCCATTGCTTGAACACATAGCCGCTGCCCATGCGATATGGCGTCGCCGACATGCCCACAACCCGCAGGTTCGGGTTCGGCATGCGCTCAATGATCTTGAAGAACGTCGGCGTCAGGTTGTGGCACTCGTCTAAAATCACCATGCCGAACTGATCGCTAAACTGGTCGATGCTGTTCAGCACCGTCAGTGGCGTACCAAAAACTACGGGGTGCTCAAGACACTTCATGCCGGCGCTTGCTGAGAAAATAGATGATTGTCCGGGATATTTCTCATGGTTCTGCTCGACCAGTTCTTTTGAGGGCGCCAAGCACAGCACGCGCTTGTTGCTCAAGGCGAGCACTGTGTCAGCCAGTGACGCGATGATGTGGCTCTTGCCGGCGCCTGTGGCCGCCTCGATCATGCAAGGCTCTGTGGTCTTGCGGATCCATGCCACGATCTTGTCGTGGGCTTCTTGCTGGTAAGGTCTAAGCATATTTGGCGAACCTCCCCATCGGGATAAGGCTACACGGCTCCGTATCCTGCTTGTCGCCACGGTCATAACGCCCGGCGATTACAAGATCGAAAACTGGCCACTCAACGCCACTGAATGTGGTCGCATAAATTCCGTCAGGCAGACCAATAGCCAGCACAAACCAAACTTTATGCGTATCGGTCCACGCCTTTGCGCTTTGAAGCTTGTGCGCGCTCAAGATCAGGCCGCCCATCTCATGAAGCTGCTGATATGTATAGTTGCGGCACTTGATCTCCATCACCGCGACAACTTTGCCGCTGCGCTTGATGGCGTAATCAACCACGCAGGCTGGTTTCATTTTAATGACATCGCACAACCAAAGAGATGCAAGGGTCTCAGCGACCTGTGCTTCTTTTTGTTTGTCGTCATCTGTTTCGTAAAGGGGGCGGGTCATGTGTTGAAAAATCTGGTCTCGTTTGTTGGGCTGTCAAAAAGATACCACGCGCAGTTATCTTTACCAGCGATTTTTCCAAACCATTTCACCCTGCCCACAGACACGATCTTGTGGCAGTAGGGCAGGTACGGCCTAGCTTGTTTGGTGAACATCCAGTCCGAATCAAACAGCAGCCATGTGGGCCTAAGTGCCGAGCAACGCTCGATAATTTGGTGCAGCACTGGCCGATCCCACGGCGGGTTCGTGATGATCATCTCGGCCCCGCACAGGTCTTCTTCCATTAACCATGCCGCATCAATTTTTTTCCACGGGCCGATCTGGGCGTCATAGGCGGCAATGCAGTGGTGGCCGCCCAGCGTCAGCAGAGAGCCGATCAGGTGGCCCTCTCCTGCACAGGGCTCACAGTAGATCGTGCCCTTCGGCAAATGCCGAAGCAGCGGCCGCACCGCCGCATCTGGCGTGGCGTAGAAGTTCATCGGATTGTGTTCGAAGTTACTTCTTTTTCCCATCTCGTTTCTTCCAGACCACGTCAATCGACATTGTTGGCCAGACATCATTGCGCATTCCACAGTGCTCGCATTTTGCTGTGCCGGTGCTGGTCTCAATTTCGTAAATCATAAACCACTCGCGCTTCGGAAAGACCTGCTCTTTATAAGAAAAGCCGATCTCTCCATTTGATGTCTTTTTGCAGTAACTGCAAAAGAACCTAATCGGCTCATTTTCCACTGCTCAACATCCAGTATTCAACGGATTTGCCGCGATAGGGTTCGACATCGAAGTCGGGCAGGTGATCTTTCACAATCGTTGCATAGCCCACGTTGCCGGCTTTCTTCACATGCGTCAGCTTGCGTGTGCCGAACATTGCATCCTTGTTGCCAGCGATCTCGACCAGCTTCGCCAGAAGCTCCTTCTTGCGTTCCTCATACAGCTTGATAGCTTCGACCGTATCATCATACTCGGCGACAATCTGTGGCGCGCTCAACTCTGCGCGCTTTGGCGCAAGGTGGCGCTCCGGGTGCTTAACCTCTTCGAGATACGCCTCGTAGAATTCTCTCAAGCGCGGCAGCATATTGTTGATGAACTGCTCGTCGCGGTTCACAACCTCCAACTGTGTCTTGCCGGGCGACCACTGATAGAAATCGCAGAAATCCCTTTCCGTGATGAACATCTGGATCTGCATCTGGGCGTAATAGTGCAACTGTTCCAGCGCCGTCTTGAAGCGGCCCTCGCCCTTGCGCATGCTGTCGGGGCACTTAAATTCAACCAAACCATTGCTGCCGATCAGGCCGTCAGGCGAGGCGCCGAGCCAGTGCTCATAGGTATAGAACCCGCACATCTCGACTTTAACGCCTGTTTCCATTTCATACTCAACGCAAGCGCCGGGCTCATTGATCGTGCCCCACTGCGTGGCCGCGTTGCCTTTGAATTCTGATTCCGCGCCGTGATACTCGCGCACCATGCGGCGCATGACATCGTCTGGCGCCATGAACGGCGAATAGCCCAAGATCGCGCCGACGCTCGATCCAGTGACGCGGCCCTCGCGGGCCTTGAACCATTCCTTACTGCGCTGTTCCATCTTTCTTCTCCCCTAGTGCGGCGCGGGCAATTTCATGTGCTTTTGTCGCGTCGTAACCTAAATCTCTTTTGGTGTCGGAACGAAGCATAATAATTTCCCGCAGCGCCGCTTCCAGCGCCTCAATTCGGTTGATCGCATTGTAAAGAACACCATCCGCGCCAATCTCGACAGCGTCGTAGCTTTCGGCCCACTCTCTCAAGTCAGCCAGCAAATCATAGTTAGACATCTTTCTTCCCCTCTAGTGCGGCGCGGGCGACATCCATTGCATCTATGACATCGCAAATACCAACACCATTTTCCCATTTGTCGTAAATATCCCGCAGCGCCGCTTCCAATTGCTCAATGCGTTTCTGCTGGTCTTCAATGATGTCAGCCGCATGGTCGCGCTCATTCACATAAACAGCCGCGACAAAACCGGGGTTCTCAAGAACCCTGTCTATTGAAAACTGCTTGCGGAGTTGGTTTGGGAAATCATCAGTCATCTTTTTTGTATTCCAATGCGGTGCGAGCACGTTCTCTTTCATGAGCCTCGTAGTGATTTCCGTCTTTGTATAATTGCAACTCTTCTTCCAGTTCCTGAATGCGGCCTTTGTATTTTTTCTCAGCCTGTTTGTAGGCCCACATGTAGACAAGCGTCAGGTCGTCTTCCGGCTCATCCATCTTTCTTCTCCCCTAGTGCCTCTTCAGCGTTATCAACACAAATGGCTAAACGAGCCCAAAGATGTGCGGTGTCCTGACGCCTGTTTTCCGGCGGTGAATCCCATGTTGCCACAATAGTTTTTTTTCCATTTTCAAAAATTTCTTTTAGCGCCTTCTCTAACTTTTCAATCCGGTCGGCAGCCTCGTAACATTTTTCTATTGTCGGAGCGCCAATACGCAGCCGCGTCACAAGATCAGTCATCGTCCTCTTCCTCCTCTTCCCCGAGTGCAACGCGGGCAATCTCATCTGGATAGCTCATTGCGTCCCAGCATCCATCCGGCCCCCAGTTGCCGTCATCTGAAATGCGCCGCAGCGCCGCTTCCAATTTTTCAATGTAATCGGCGGCTTCTGGCCCGTCTGGATTACGCCTTTTAGTAGGGCATCCGAAAACAGCAATCTCTTCGCGCAGCCGCTTTACAAGATCCTTAGTCATTGGTGTGCGTCCTGATTCTGTGATGTTGAAGTTGTTCGGATCTTGGACAAGGGACCATCTTATCCATTTCCCATTCACGGTCATGCATCTCTCCACTCCCACTGCATCAAATTCCGCATCAAGAAGCGTGTCAGCCAACGCGGCTTAGATGTTGTTGCCAACGATACGTACCCGCAAGGAACCTCCCAATAACCAACCGGAGGTGGGGGAAGTTTGAAAGCGGCTCCGGGATAATTGCTTTCAGTCATCTCCACTCCACTCCCTCATAATTATGCGGATCATGAAAAACGACAGGAACACGCAAGCTATTGATGTCAGCATCGTTATGAAGAAGAGTAGGGTCATTACGAGGATGTCGTTCATTTGCGTTGCTCCATCATTCCGTCAGCCCAAGACCACGCGGATTCTTCAATCCAGCCGCCCATAGCCCCGCCTGTTTTTAGAATGTGTGCTTGAAGCTTCGGGTTCGCCAGCAAGCCCATCAGCGCAGCCATCGCGAATTCATCGCGCATGTTCTTTCCAGCTTTGAGGTTTTGCGCAACTTCACTACAGGCAAACGCAATTTTTTGCGCGATCACCTCATCTTCAATAAAGCGCATGGCACACGCATAAAATGCAGCTTGGAGGTCAGTAGTAAATCTCATTGGTCTGGTTCCTTTAATTGGGTGAGCAGTTTTGACACTTGCTCAGGTGCTTTGGCGGGCATGGTCCAGACGCCCCCCAATCTTTTAGAACGGCGCGTCTTCTGTCTTCACAGGCGCCGCGCCCTTCTTGGCTGACACAGCGCCGATCCAGTTGCCGACTTTCGTCTCACCACCGTCTTCGATCTTCCACTGCATCACCTTGATGACCATGGGCTTGTTGATCAACGCATTGCCAAGCGACGTTTCTGTCGGCTCGACACCCGCTGCACGAAGCTTGCCGCCAGCGTTCTGGTCAATCGCGGCCAACATGCGCTTGGCCTTCTCACGCTTCTTCTCGGCGTCCTTCGCCTTCGGGTCAGCATCCGCAACCCAAAGCTTCTGAAACACCTTGCGGTTTTTATATTCAGCAGGCTGGAGAACATTCCAGCGCAACGAAATATAACGCGCGCCGTCTTTCTCGTCCCACTTCGCCTCGTCAATCGCGGCAAGGCACGACGTGTCCGCCGGGATCGGCGCGATGTCACCGCCGCCCATTTCGAATTCGCCGTTGGTGGATGGTTCAAAATTCCAGAAGTCACTCATTTCAGGGCTCCAATGTAAGCAGTCAGGGGATTAACGCCGATCTCGACGTTGATGGGTTCAGTAATGCCAAAGCGGTTCTTCGAGACGTTCGCTGCGGTCGCATGCGTGATCAACACGCGCGTGCCGTCAGAGATCGCCTTCTTGCGCTCGCCTTCACCTGTCGTGAAAGTCTCAAGCTTCAAGAAGCCGACCACATCAACGTCATCGACATAGGCTGGCATCGACTTTTCGTGCAGGCGCAACGTGTAGCGCATGTACGCATCATCATCTGGCGGCTCGATGCGGCTGGTGTCGGCGTGGGCCACGAACACAGTGTTCATGTCACGCTTCTCTGCGAGAATTCCCGCAGCCTTACGCAAACGAGCATGCATGGCTGCGATTGCATCGCGGCCAGCGCCGTATCCCCCAAGGGCTTGCTGGATGCCTTTGGGCTTCTTCGGGTCAGTCTCAACCACATATTGCGAGAACATGCGTTCAAGCGCCGTGACCGAATCAACGATCAAGGTCTTGTACTCGTGCTCTTCGTGGATGAGGGCTTTCAGTTGCTCCCACAACGCATCGGGTCCGGCAAGAACCGGAAATGCATCCGGGCGCCGATCTACAGGGATTGCCTGTAAACCGTCTTCGGCACGGATCACGATGGGTTTGGGGAACGTGCAGGCGAGGGTCGTCTTACCCAAGCCGCTGTCACCACAAATGGTGACGATCACAGGGCGGTCAGCGGGTTTGCCGACCGTGGACAAAATGCTCATTGGCATTCTCCTTTTCTTCAACGGGTTGACGATAGGCCCGACGCTGTGCGATTGTCAACACCCCGATGTAAGAAATCCGACAGTGGACACAGATGCCCATCAATAGACAACTACAGAAGCAATACGACGCCTTGCGCGACGAGGTCGTGGCCGCTCTTGCCGACCGCTCGCTGGCGAAAGTGGCGCGAATCGTTGGCCTGCATGAGAACACGGTGCGCGGCATCGCCTCTGGCAAAAACAAAAACCCCGCAATCGAAACACTCGAATTGCTGGCAGATCATCTTTTCGGCAGGGGCCAAGCATGATGTATCGGGAGTTTCGGGAGGCTGGATTTCGTTTCTTCGGCCTGCATGGTGTGGACAAGCGCGGCAATTGCGCCTGTGGGAACAAGGACTGCAAGGCAGCCTACAAGCATCCAATCGTGTCGAACTGGCAGCACACGCCAGAGTGGGACGACGAGCAGATCGAGACCATGGAACTCATGGACCAACTCGCCACAGGCTACGGCGTTCTGATTCGCGGGCTGCTCGTGATCGACGTCGATGCTCGCAACGGCGGTGTCCAATCATACGAGCGGCTCAAGAACGATTTCCCGCTTGTGGAAAAAGCGGGACTGATCGTGAACACAGGATCGGGCGGGGGGTCGCGGCACTATTATTTCTCGCTGCCGGAAGGCCTTGCCTTGATGCAGCACCACCCCGACTATCCGGGCATCGACTTCAAGTCGTCTGGTTATGTCGTCGGCCCCGGCAGCATGCATGCATCGGGCAATAGCTACGAAGTCGCCTACGGCTCGCCATACGACATCGACACAGCACCTAAAGAATTAGTTTCTTTATTGCACAAGCCCGAACGCCACAGGGCTGATCTCGGCAATGGCACGACAATGGACGTGTCGCATGCCGATCTCGCCGATATGATTTCCCACGTCGATCCTGATTCGGACCACGAGACGTGGATCCGCTGCGGCATGGGCCTGCACCACGCATCAGGCGGCACTGCGTTCGACGTCTGGGACCAGTGGTCGAACAAGGGCACGAAATATCCCGGTCGCGACACGCTCGCAAAACGGTGGCATTCGTTCGGCAAGTCGGCCAATCCCGTCACGCTCGGCACCTTGATCCATTACGCCGAAACTGCCGGCTGGCAGCAGCCCGTGACGTTCGATGGCAAGATCGACCTGCCGCCTGAGAACCCGCTCGACATCTCCCACGTCAACTTGAAGCGGCCGCCGGGCTTTGTCGGCGAGGTCGCGGCATGGATCGAAGACCAATCCTATCGCCCTCGTGAGCATCTGGCCGTCGCTGGCGCTCTCACAGCCGTCGGCAATATCGTCGGCCTGCGCTACACCGACGATCTCAACGGCGTCACGACCAACCTGTTCACGTTCTGCGTGGCGGGCTCTGGCACAGGCAAGGAGCCCGCCACGCAGAACGT